TGTCCACCCGCTATTTGTTTTTCATATGCACTCATAATTTAAACTCCTTAGATTTGTTTTGTGATTTTATTAAATATAAATTTTTTGCAGACCGTGTGATGCCCACATACCAAACTCTATACTCCTCGTCTCTTTTAGCTATGGATCTTTTAGCACCTTTGATCGTGTTAGCTGTTTCGTTTAAAAATAAAACTACGTTCGTAGCCTCACCACCTTTAGCCCCATGTATTGTTGATACCGTGATTCTTGGATCTTCGGTAACATTTTCATTGTTTAATAATAACAATCTCATGTAAGTAATTTGACTATCGGTTAATTTATTAAACGCATCATACCATTTTAAAGATATGTTCATTGTCCCATTTATTCTTTCTTTTATTCTCTGCACATGTATGTCTGCTACATGTTTTTTCTTTTGTATTAAATGCCAGTTCTGTATGTCTTCATATAAACTTTTACCTATGCTATTACCTTGCGCTGTGCAAAAAAAGAAACCTTTCTTTTTTAAAAAAGTTATTACTGGTTTTAATAGTGACTTTGTTCTTGTTAGTATTAACCAATCCTCTTTTGATAAATCTATGTCAGACAGTTTATATCTTTCAAAAATTTCTCCAGTTTCTGACTTTGGAAAATATTCTTTGTCAATCCTATTATCTTGTATTCTGTCAATGACATTTAATGCTTTTTCCTGTATGGTTATTGGCACTCTTTTTGATTGTTTTAGTGGTATCTCCTCTGCCTCCCAGTCAATAAAAGAGTCTACATCAGCGCCTGCCCAACCAAATATGGCTTGATCATCATCACCTGCAACCCACACATCGCAGTTAGTGTCTCTTTCTATTTTATCTATCATAGACCATTGTATCAATGACAAGTCCTGCGCCTCATCTATAAATATAACATCAAACTTTGGTGTAACATCTTGATCTAAAAATTTTTGTATCATGTCAGTAAAGTCTATAAGACCGTATGTTTTTTTATAATTATTTATTTCTTTTTCTATCGCATCTAATTTATCTCTTTCTATTCTAGATAAATGCTCGTTTCTATCTAGTTGATCCATGGCGGATATCTGCCTTACTCTTGCAAGATTAATCATGCTTAAATACTCACTGTCAGATGAAAAAATACCATTCCAATTGTTTGTTTCATATGATGCATACTTTATCTGTATGCCACATGTCTCACCTATTTTTTTATAGTTTAACTCCTGCATGACATTTTCTTCTTTTAAACCTAAAGTATTAAAAGCCAAAGAATGTAATGTTTGAAAATATTTTATATCTTTCTTGGTAAGCTCTGTTTTTATTTTTAAGAATCTATCTCTTGCCTCTCCCGCAGCTTTTCTTGTAAATGCAAAGTACCCTATTCTATTCAAAGGTGTTCCAATATCAGAGTATCTCTGCACATTATTTAATAGTCTTCTAGTTTTACCAGTTCCCGGAGGGCCTACAACTTTGTATCTCATTAATAGTTATCTCCTTTTCTTTCTACTGGTTTGTATTCTATTTTATCTACGTGCAGTTGCTTGACTCTGCATACTTTAAAAGTCTTGCCATCCACATTTAATGAGTGATTAAACTCTACATCACATTTATCTTTTAATTTTTGTGCTATTCTTTCTTCTGGTATTTTCCAACTAGAACCCAAATGATCTATAAAAGAGTTAAATCTAAAGTAATGATAGCCCTCCTCTGTAAGACAAGACCCACTATTAATCTGCACTCTTTGTTTAGCTCTTGGCCCATTAACACAATATTGAAACAACTCTTCTCTTAATCTATCCTCTATCTGTGTCCCTGCTGGCGGTGATATCTTAACAGAGTTCTTTCTAATCTCCGTCAGCTTTGCTCTAAAATCTTTTGCTTTTAGTGGCTCATGGTAGATACCAGTTTGCTCCCATATCAAATCTAATAGTTCTGTTTGTTTTGTTATCAGTCGCCTGTTACCTGCTATCACTCCAGCCTTTGTGCCATCTGGCAATGCCACATTAAACCTATACTCAGGCTCTGCATACATAATGATCTCAAAGTCTGTGATGTCAGGAAACATACTGATACTATCAGATTTAACGCCAAACGGTCTAGAGTAACAAAGACTACGCATGCATTTGCTTTGTATTGGATCTTCGTAACACGTATGACCTGCTGTATCTTTCTTCCATGCAGTTAGCTTAGTATCTAACTTAGCTTTATCCCATGGGTCTTCTAAATAATTATAGTTTGCTTTTGCAACATGATCTGGCCATTTGTCTTTGTATTTCTTTTTAGCAAAGACCATGTAATTGTACATAAATCTATCTCTACCATCATCTAACTTTCTTTTTGAACATAACGCTAAACATGGTGGACCATCTTCAAACTCCTCACTAGTTCCAACTAATATATTCTTGTATGTTTCCGTTACTAATTTTTCTAAATCATCTTTGCCTATTTTATTTTGATTAGCAAACTCTATAAATTTTTGTAGATCTAGTTTATTGTTGTCTTTGTCTACAGCGTATCGATGTGTGTGTCCGTTGTTGTAGTAGGGTAGGTTTATAAAGTTGCCTGGTTTTGTGTCGCCTTTGTCATCTTCCTTTAGTTCTTTCTGTTTAGGAAAAACCTCTGTCGTGGGATCTAGCCCAAGAGGTAGTAGAAAAGATTTTAGTGCTGATATTAAATCTATCGCTGGTATTGGTTCTTTTAAAAATAAATAACAATGTAATCCACCGCTCTTTGATAACAACGGTATCAAAGGTAGTTTGTACTGTTGAAATAATGCTAAATAGTTTTCTATTTTAAATGTAGAATAATTTTTTGGATCAATATCTATGCAGCCAAAGCTTGCTGTTTTATCTAGTCTGCATGGTTGTATACCTATGGATATCTTACCTTGTATGTGATCTTTGTAGTCACCTTGTGTGATTGGTCGACCTGCCCACTCGTAGTTAGGTTTAAGTTTGTTTTTTTCTTCATCTAACTGTGCCGATGACATGTCCGCTATACCAAAATCACCTTGGTATCCTGTAAACAGTTCTATAAAATCATCAACCATAAGATCCCGGGTGGGGTGACTCCAGTCTCCCTTTGTCACCCCTATCTTTCTCTTAAGAAAGAATTAGTAGTTAGAGTCCTGTGAAGAACTCTCAGCGTTAAGTTGGCTCTTTTTTAATGAACTATAGAACTCTCTAGCCATTTGATAGAGTGGTGCGTTATCTACCTTTCTTAATAGATTTACGCTATATCCATGCCAAGAGAAACTTCCTGAGTTTTCAACTGAGTTTAGTCTATAAATCCTAGAAAATCTTGGTGCAGGCACCGACTTTCCAGTGGACGGATCGTTTTCAAACTCGTTTTCTATCAGGGAGTTCCATTGCCTACTAGTTTTTAACTGAGTAGTCTTCATAGTCATCAAAGCTTTTTCTGGCTTATCACCTAAAATAATTACAAAGTGGTTAGCAGTTTTGATAATTTCATTACCATTTTCTAACATATCTTTGTTTCTATCATTTTGCTTTGTTTGTGACATGATCTCTGGCCCTCTATCTGGATGAATAGGTCTACCCTCTGCTTTTTCAAAAGGTGCCCACTCAGGGTATGTCATCTTGTAGTAAACAGGTACAACTTCTATACCTTTTTCACCATCATACAGTTTCTTTGTAACTGTATTATAAAACATACCAGGCTCTGCGCCATCCACATATTTCGCATGTTTCTTTTTAGTCTCATATGAACCTGATTGTAACAGCTTCAAAAAAGGTAGCGCTAAATCTTCTTTGTCTATATTCTCAAGCCCCATGCCTGAGTCTTTAACAAAGTCCAAAGTCGCTACTTGACCACTTTGCTTTTTCACAACGTCTCTTGTTTCTTGTGTCATATTTATTTGCTCCTCGTTATTTTTGTTTTGTTTCCTTTAAACAAGTTAAAATGTTCAGAGGGTAGATCTAGATTTTTTTCGACCTGCTCTCTGTACAACGCTTTGAGAGTCATGGGTTCCACCTTAAGTTTTTGCTCAGGTTGGTACCCATTACTCTCGGCAAGGTTGGCGTATTCACGCGCCTTGTTATCTTCGTTACGACCAAAGGAAACTATGATTTCATTTTTAATCAAATCACCATGACCGTTTTTTCGAAGCCAGTTAAATGCGCCCTCTTTTTTCGCTACAGGAATAGTGGCGCTAAAAATTTCTTTTACCTCAATAGCAGAGCCATCTTTTAACTTCATAGTTTTCAAGTTCATAGACTCCATTATTTCTGGTATTACTTGTTGAGATAGTTTATCTGCCTCTGCCTTTTTAGCAGACAACCTCTCTTCATCTTTTTTAATTTCATCCTCTAATCTTTGTAAATCAATAACATGATTAGACAAAGAGTCTGGATTTTTTAAATCGTTCACTTGTTGAGGTGCATCCTCTATGAACATCTTTTGTAAGTTACTCATCTGTATTACCTTTCTCGTATAAGTTAATTGTTATAGGATAATAAGTTCTTTCTTGTTTATCCCACTTTAGTAAATTATATTTACCATTTGTTATGTCAGAAACTATAGAACATGCAACACCAATTATCGCAGGATCACCTGTAAGAAGAAGATAATCATTTTCAGTATAATTTTTTAACAAAGACCTTAGTTTAAAAACTAACGGCCCTGGAGAAAAAATTATTTGAGAAGACTCAGGTAGTAAAAATTTAAACTGACCATATTTAGCTGCACCCATAATATTTATTCTAGGGTTGCCTTCTCTGGTTCCTGGTACTTCCTGTATTATGTATACTATACTTTCTTTCATGTGTTGACATATAATTCATCATAGATTATATGTCAAGCCATACAGGAGAAAAATTATGAATTATAAATTTAAAACACCGCCATATAAACATCAACTTAGGGCATTAGAAATGTCATGGGATAAGAAATGTTTTGCTTATTTTATGGAGATGGGTACAGGTAAATCAAAGGTATTAATAGATAATACTGCCATGCTTTATGACAAAGGTAAGATAAATGGTGTCTTAATTGTGGCACCAAAAGGTGTGTACAAAAACTGGTATAGCTCTGAAATACCCACACATCTACCAGATCATATAGAAAAAAATATGGTGCTGTGGCAGGCTAATATTACAAAACAACAACAAAAATATTTAGATACTTTATTTAAAACAGATACAGATTTACATATATTAATTATGAATGTTGAGTCTTTATCAACCAAAAAAGGTGTGGACTTTGCAGCTAGATTTTTAAACTCACACAGAACTATGATGGCTATAGATGAGTCTACAACTATAAAAAATCCAACAGCTAAAAGAACTAAAAACATAGTGGCGTTAGGAAAATATGCACAATACAAAAGAATATTAACAGGCTCACCAGTCACTAAATCACCCCTAGATTTGTACAAACAATGTGAGTTTCTAGATCCATGGTTACTAGATCATCAATCTTTTTACTCGTTTAGAACTAGATACGCAGTCATGAGAAAAATAAATTTTGGTGGTAGGTCTGTTGAGATACCTGTCGGCTATAAAAATTTAGGTGAACTATCTGATAAATTAAAACCCTTTTCTGACCGAGTATTAAAAGACGATTGTTTAGATTTACCTAAAAAAACTTTTATGAAACGTATTGTTCAACTCACACCAGACCAGTTTAAAGTGTACGAACAAATGAAAAAAGAGGCACTCGCTATCATGAATGGCAAGATGACGACAACCGCAAATGCATTAACACAGTTGATGCGATTACAACAAATTACATGTGGTCATTTTAAAGCTGATGATGGCACTACACAAGATATTAAAAGTAATCGTTTAGATGAATTGATAAATGTTCTTAATGAAATAGAGGGTAAGGTTGTAATATGGGCACATTGGCAAAGCGATGTCAGACAAATTATAAAAGCAGTTGTTAAAAATTTTGGAGAAAATTGTTTTGTAGATTACTATGGTTTAACACCACAAGAGGACAGACAACAAAACATAAAAAGATTTCAAGAAGATGATACATGTAGATTTTTTATAGGCACACCACAAACTGGTGGATATGGTATCACACTTACGGCAGCTAGTAACATGATCTATTATTCTAACGGCTATGATCTTGAGAAACGACAACAATCAGAGGCTAGGATAGATCGTATAGGTCAAGAGAAACCCATGACATACATTGATATTATTTGTGAAGATACGGTTGATGAAAGAATTGTAAAAGCTTTGCGTAAGAAAGTTAATATCGCAAGTCAAGTTATGGGTGAAGAATTAAAAGCTTGGATCTAAAGTTTCTGTAATAACACCACAATTACACCGCCCATACCAGACATGACAGCCCCCATGGATACAAGCAGTATTCTTTCTATCCTAGTTATCTGTCCCTGTAGCTGTTGCATGCGATCGTAGGTCTGCTTTTGCATTATTCTGCAAAGCTTCTCGTGCGATTCTATTCTTTGTAGTGCGTTATCTCTTGGCATTCTTACCTACCCAGTAACAGATTGGCTCTAATATTTTTCTGTAAATTC